GCGATGACCCCAAGCGGTGCGTTCTCAGACATTTGCCACCCCCAGCACCGTTACCAGATACTCAACCGTTCCGCTGGTGGTCGTCACCTGATACCGCACGTACCGCAAGCCTTCAACGTTCACGCTGGCCTGCACGCCGCCCGCGGTGTACGTGATCGCACCGCCGGGGAAGTTGTACCAGTTGCTCCCATCCTGCGAACATTGCAGCGTGATAGTTCCAGCCGCGGCAGCATCCAAAGGGAAGTCAATCTGGGCGATGATCGCAGAGTACCCAACAACCTCATACTCGATGCCGCTCGAAATGTCCGTCTTGATGATCGCCGGATTCCATGCGGTCGTCGTGTTGCGTGGTGCGAGAATGTCAACGCGAGTAGCCATCAGTCAACGCTCCCTTCACCTGCTGGTTGTCCGCTCGGTTCGCCGCCGCCGGGGTTGGCCGGGCTGGTGCCGCTGCCTGGCGTTGTCGGAACGTTGAGGAACCAGCTCCCGCTACGCAGCATCTCCAGCATTTGCGATTGGCCCGAGTTGTCCGGGCATGCTCCGAAGTCGGGCAGTTCCAGCGTGTGCCATTGCACTGCGTTCGCGTCGACGATACCTTGCACCATCGAACCAACCGCCCAAGCCACCGTGTCAAGCGTGTCAGGCCATCGGCGTACGGGCTTCTGACCATCCAGCCGATACACCCCGTCAACGTTCGCATCGTGGCACGCGATGGTGTACGAAATGCCACTGGCCGGGCCGGGCGTTGTGCCTTGCACCGAAACGATCCGACCGATGATTGGGCGAGGGTCTTGCATGGTTAGACGATCCGATTGGCTCCGGGTAACGCCCGCCATCCGTCAGCGTCGATGGGGTAGATGGAGTTCAGGACGCAGTTGGGAATCGTTTCTGACGGGTCGCCAATCTGGTAGGCGAGGAACACGGTGTATGGGTTGCGATAGATCGGACCCGCGTCAGGATCATCTGGCGTTTGCCCGTCAGTCACCTGCACGCAATAGCGGGCGTTCGGCGTGTTGAAGTCCGGGAAGTTGAACGTGCCAAGGTCGAGTTCCCACGAGTACGAAATGTCATACGTCCCGTTGTCGTCCACCTGCGAAACGCTGCCGCCCTCGAAGTGGTATTTCTTTCCATCGGGCATGACGTGGATGTTGTCGGTCTGCTGTCCGATCACGTCAAGATCGCGGACGTTTGACACCTTCACCCGCACCAGCAAAGGCCGGATGATCCGTGTTTCCGCTACCTGCTTCTTTCCGATCTTCCAGACGAGCTTCTCAACCTGCGTATCGGTCGCATCCGACGACAGCACCACGCCGCGGACAGCGATGGGGATTTCGACCATCACCTTCCGCGATGCCCAGCCCCAGTGATACCAGTTCGGTGCGTCCTTGTTCGGCGTGCGGGTCGATCCAAATCGGCGGTCGTTTGAATACCGGCACGTCACAATGCAAGTACCGCTGTCCTGCGGTGTCGCTTCCACCGCGTCAAGCGTCAGGTTCGGGTAGAGCGGATGCTGCGAAGCGGGCAACGGAATGCCGTCAGCCGTCAACGCTGCCTGCATGTCGAGCGTGTCCACAACAAACGTGCGGATGCTCTGGGCCTTCCCGTTGAAGTCCTTCTGGTACGAAGTACCTGACAATGCTCTCTCGTAGGCGGTTGCCATCAGTCAGTGCCCCCCACGATAATGCGGTTCATGTTGGCCGTAGCGGTCGTCGCGGTCTGGTTGAGGTTGCCAGCGAGTTCCACCATCGAACGGGCGGAATCGGTGTTGAACGCGGCGTTGGATGCTTCGCGGATCTGGCGTAGGCTGTTCACCCATGCCTGCTCTGCCTTGCGTGCGGACTGCTCCACATCGTCGGCAATGTCCCGCATCTTCTGCTTGAAGTCCTCGGCGGCATTCGCCCGCTTCTCCATGTCCTCCATGAACGACTGTTCACGCTTCTGCGTTGCCTTCAAATCTTCAAGTGCTTCGATGCGACGAGCCGCCGCAAGCTGCGATTGCAGGCCCCTTGCCCGTGCATTGGCCTCGTCATACACACGCTGCTCAGCGTCCGCACGATCCTTCAGGTTCTGCTGTACCGCCTGCTTGTAGTCCGCATCACTCAGTTTGAGCTTGTAGATTTGCGTCAACTGCTCGTCGTACTTGTCGGTGATGTCCGCGATTCGGTTGGCTACCTTGTCGTCAGACTGCTTGCCAAACTCGGCGTTGAGTTTGCGAACGCTCTCGATGTACTTGCCGTATTCGCGTGTCGCTTCCTCAACCTTGCGTTTGTTCTCTTCACTGCGTGCGGTCACGATTGCGTACGCCGCCGCAAGTGATCCAAGCACGAATGTCACAGCACCAAACGCGGCACGCACTCCGTTGAGAGCAACCTTCGCCGTATTCAAAGTGCCAGACAGTTTTTCGGTCGTTGTTGCGGCCTGCGTCGATTTCGCGGCCACAGACTCTACCGACGTTGCCGCGGTCGCCGCCGATGTGGAAACGTCCTTATACGTTTCGGACACTTCGCGGTTTACCTTGGCCGTTTCCGATGCGGGTCCAGTTGCCGATACCTTCGCGTTCTCAACCTTTGCCTTCGCTTCGGCAATGTCGCGTTCCAGCGGCGTTGCGTCGCCACTGATTTCGATCTGGATTCCCTTGGGGCCGTTGGTTGGCATGGCTTAGGCTACCGTCACGTCACCTGCGATGCGGAGAGTACCGGACACCTGAACGGGCTGATCCATCTGCCAAGTGAGACTGAGATTCGTCCAGAACGCGGGGAAGGTGTACGTGCGTCCAGATGCTACCGTCAGCAGGCAGGTGTTGTCCGGCACGCCGTCGCCGTCAAGATCCCAACTCGGCTTGGTGATCGCACCTGACGCGGCGAAGATTCCGGGGAGGGCCGTGCCAGCCGATTGCGTCAAAGCACCAGACCCGCTGAACGAATAGACCGCCACCGACTCCGCACCGATCTTGACGGTTTGCGTCAGACGCGGGGTCGTGATGTTTCCTGCCAGCGAAGGATCGCTCGCCCCGTCCTCTGCGAGTTTGAACGTTGCCGACGATGCTGCCCCTACGGTCGGCATCGTGAGTGCAGTAGCGTTGTCTGCCTTGCAGGTGTACGTACCGCCCCAAGTTCCAGTACCGCCCGGCATCCAACGCCGGTACGAACCAGCCGCACCAGTTGCCGACGTGATGTCGATTTCGGGAAACTGCATGTTGATCGTGAAGGCGTTCACGTACTGAACGTATCCGCTGGCGTAGGTGATGAGCGATGACAGGCCAAGCGGATTGGCCGCACGCGGGTAGAGTCCCGTGTACGCGACAGTCCCCTGACGAAGACCAGCGTTCATCGTCCGCATCGACACGGCGGACCCGGTTGGGGTCGTCGCGTCGTATTCGTTGCTCTCGATGGTCAGCGTTGCAACGTCCGAACCAACGCGGATAGCGGTGCCGAAGTGGTAGAGCAGGTCACCGCTCGCGGCGGTGCATGTCAGGTTTCCAAGTTCCGAAGTGAGCGGATACGCCATAGCCAAGACTCCTTACGGATTCGCGGCAATCGCCGCAATCCTGAATGCCACCTCTACCGTGCCAACTGCCGTGTGTTCGTCGATCTGTTCCACGTCGTACGTGTTGCAAATGCACCCGCCGCCAACAGCCGAATACGCATTCGTCGGCAGAGGCAAGTTGTAGCGGTTGAACCCGTACGTTGGCACCCGCCCATTCCGCAGCACAGCGTTACCGTGAATGCGGTCCATCGCCGCAATGATCGTGTTTCCGATGTAGTTGTCTGATAACGCTTCCTGCGTGTTGGCGTACAGCCGGAACGTTGCAGTGCAGTTGTACTCGTCCCCTACCGTGGTATGTGCCTGATCCATCCGCACGGTAAACACCATGTATGGACCAGTCACCGGATTGGGCGAGCCGTACACCGCATACGCCCCGGTGATGAGGTTCCACGTATTGCCAGCGTACAAACCACCAGTGCCCGTGTCGGCCTTCAGCCGCGTCAGAATCGCTTCGTAGACCGCTGCCATGAGCATTAGACAGCCCTCCGAATCTCAGCAGTTGCCGCGGCCTCAAACGCGGCAATAGCCTCCGCGTAGAGCGTGGCGGACCGTTCGGCTGGTGCCATGAATGGGCGGGGCTTGATGGTCACGTACTTCTTAAGGATGAACAGCACTTCAGACCTTGCGTTGCGTCCTTTGACCGAACGAACCAGAAGCGGGGCCTTTCCCTTGCGTTTGATGAGCGTCATTGCCACGCCTGCATTCTTCAATCCACCCTTGCCAGCAGATTCGAGAATCCGCTTTCCTGCCGGACCGATTGGAACGGGGAGAGCCTTTCCGGGCTTGGCCCGGATGGTTGCACCGTATTCGAGGACGGGGGCGTATCGCAGATTGCTTGTGTGAACGATCGTCTGACCGTTCTTCGTCGGAGTCTTGTCGATTGCTTTCGACAGCCCGCCGCGTTGCCAGTTCGGTGGGGAACCTGGCGAGGATGAAGTGAACCGTGCCCTATTCCCGACACTCTTCTTGATTGCTTGGACGTACACAACAGCGGCATCCGTCACGCCGCGATTGACAGCCGACACAAGCGTCCGCTTGAGTTTGGCCCTGTCGATCGTGAATGTGATTCCGGATACTTTCATTTCGTGTCCAGTTCCACTACCAAATGCTTCACCACCCCAAACGTGCAAAGGTCACGCGGCTTGCCAGCCACGCGGTACGTCACGCCGCCGATGCTGATCTGGTCACGAGGCGAACAATCCCAAGTCGCCCCGGCACTCGTCGTCGGTGCGAGGAACACGTCGTACATCTGGCTCGTCGTGTCACGTCCGTACACCAGAGCATCTCCCGCACTCACCGGCTGCATCATGCACTGAATCGTGGGAGAACCGCTGGGAGCATCGCCCCAAGGGATACCGTCAGCCCCAACGTCCCAAGTGATGTTTGAGAGCGTCGCCGTCGAAGTCAGCAAGTCCCAAGGCGTTTCCATCAGGTACTCCCCGTGTTGAACGGCAGCAACAGATTGGCTTTGATGTCTCTCGCCTTCATCGGGTCAGCGTATGTGACCGCGTATTGGCCGAGGCTCTTGGAAGTAACCGCAAAGTCGCGGGCCTTCGATGCGTATGCGTTGTCGGCCAACTGGCACACGGCCATTTGCAAACTTCCGGGGATTGACGAGTAACCGCCAACGTAGACGATGGAGTAGTTGAAGAACCCTTCAGCGAAGTTCGGGCTTGGTACCCACGTTCCAGCCGGTGCCGTGCGTAGGTCGCCCCACGATGCAAACCTGCCGCGGATCGCGTCGATGCGTGAGAGGATGCCGGTTTCAGAGTCCACGCGGTACGTAGACGATGTGAGCGTTTCCGTCGATCCGCCAGACCACAGCCGCGTGATAGACGTGATCGAAGTCACCGGCCACTCGCGAAGCTGAATGGTCGTTTCATCCTGACCGCTGTACGTTTCTGTTCGCGTTGCCGATTCAAACCCGTTCGTTTCGTTGCGACCACAAAACTCCCGCACGTCAGACGACACGAACGTCAGGATTTGCGTCAATGCGGTGTCCAGAGCGGTGCCCGTGATGTTCCGCCAGGTCTTGTAGTCGGAAAGCGAGACAAGCAGGCCCACGGTTCCCCCTTAGTTCAGGATTCCAGCGTAGAGCGGCGTTGAAGTCGCACCAGTAAGCGACGCGGCGGTTTCGACAAGAACCATGATCGCCTTAGCCCCCAGCATGTCCCAGCCGGTATCAACCGGCAACTGTGACGACCAGCAGTACATAGCCCCGTCGTTCTGTGCGGCGGCGGAAAGTGCCAGCGTCACGGTCGTACCTACGTCCGTGAAGTTGCTGGAGTCGATGCGGTGGAAGATCGTTCCCGACGGCCAAGACCCATCCGAGTTCGGCAGTTTGTTCGCCCCGTAGATGCGAATAACAGGGCTTGTAGCGATGGCCGAAACAGCGAAGTCAGTACGTGCCATGATCCGCAGCCGCGTGCCTTGCGACACGATGGCCGGGATGACGTACGTGGTCGATACCGTCGATGGCCGTAGCAACTGCGTAGCCGTGTTGACCTGTGCAAGATCGGTGTGGATCTGGGTCCACGTGACCTGCATGGATGACGGGCAGGTAACGCCGGGGCCTCCAGCGAGTGCTTCGGTCGTGAGTTTGGTAGGTGCTGCCATTGGTCGCTCCTGTTGTGAAATCATCCGGCACCGTTTCCAGTGCCGAATGGTGGATGGTGAATGAACGATCAGCCCGCAACAATCGACTGCTGACCAAGGCCGCGTTCGGTGGCCGTGTCAGGAACGATCTTGGGCGTGCAGATTGCAAACGCCGCCGCGTAGGTACCGGCTGCACCGTCGCCAGCGGTGGCGATGAGGTTCAGGTACCGCTTGCGAGTTCCGACGATCTGGATGTAGACGCCGACGCTGGTATCGTCAGCGGTGGCCGACGGCAGCGTCAGCGGCGAAACGCTGAAGTCTGCACCAGTGATGTCGGTACCACCAGACAGAGCCGTAGCCGACGAGAGGGTGTCAGATTCCTGCACCTTCAGCGTCGCCATTGCGATGTCTGTTGCACCGAGCGTGAAGACCACGAACACGCCGTCAAGTCCAGCCGTGTCGAGACACGTTGAAGTCCACGATGCGTTGTCCTTGATTGCCTGCGGGTTGAAGAACCGATGGACCTTCAACTTCTGAAGTTCGAGAGTGCCCTGCATGAGAAATGCTCCTTGTGTGAGGCGATGGGTTAGGCGGTGATGAGCGAGGCGATGGGGCCAGCGACACGGCTAGCGGCGGTGGACGATGCGTTGCCGAGGTCGTGCATGTTCAACGCACGCTGCACGCTGATCTGATAGCCAACCTTGCGTTCGTCCCAGAAGCGTTCAGTGCTGGTTTCCACGGTCATGGTGCCGGGCACTTCCGCAACCTTGGAGCAGAGGCCCCAGTCCGCGAGGTGCATCACCAGATTGGCCGTTGCCGACTGCTG